GCAGCATGAGATTCACCACAACCATGCGCGGCCAGCCGGTGACGGTTGTTTACGGCACAAACCCCAGCGGCCAGGTGGCCGGGGCTTGGGTTGAACTGGCAGACAGTGGGCCGGCTGAGCTGACCGACGCCGAGGGCGACCTGGTGTTTGAAATTGCCAGCGAGCAGAACAAGCTGGCGCAGCAGTGCCGCGCCACGCAAGGGGCCGCAGCATGACCGGCCGCACCACAACCCCCTGGGTGTGGCCATACGCCGCCACCGTGGCCGTGGTGGCCACCATTGCCGCCGCGCAGTGGCTGGATGCCAGCGCCGTGAGCATTGAGGCCCACATGGATGCCGAGCGACGCGAATGGGCGGCCGCTGTGACGGTGTGCCATCGCGCCTTTGGCCCGAGCACCGCCCCTGAATACGACGAACGCGGGCTGCTGGTGTGCGTCAGCCGACGCGGTGAGCGCCTGGCGCCCGTTTCCCATGCTGCCCAAGCGGCTGGCCAGGTGCCTGCTGCTGGTGTGAAGGTGGCCCGGCAATGAGCTGCGAATTTGTGCCCACGCCCACCGCGCCACTGGCCAGCCCGGCCAGCACCAGGCAGCCCACCAGCACCACGCCCAGCCTCACGCCTGAGCAGGTGATGACCCAGGAATGGCTGGCCGCTTACGACGCGCAGGAAGCCGAGGAAATGGCCGCCGAGCGCGAAGCCGTGGCCCTGGTGCTGGCAGCACTGGCCACCGCTGGCGCCGTCGGCTTTGCCGCTGGCTATTTGTTCACGCGCTGGGGCTTGGTTTGAGATGTTGAGCGCAACGCAACGCATCGAATCGAAACGCCATGCACCGCAGCGCATTGCCCCGCAAAGCAAATCGGGTTGGCAGTTGGCAACAGCAGCCCTCCCGATGTGTTTTCACATCAAAAGCAAGGCGTTGTATCGCAGGGCAGTGCACAGCATCGCAGTGCAAAGCAAATCGGGTTGGCAGTTGGCAACAGCGGCCCTCCCGATGTGTTTTCACATCGAACGCAACGAAAAGAAGCGCCATCAATGGAACCGCAAAGCATCGCAGCAAATAGCAAAGCACCCCGGCTTGGGCATTGGCAACAGTGCCCTCGCCTGGTCGTTTTGACCCACTCGGCATGGGAAACCCCAGCCGTTTGACTGACCACAACCGCAACTTGAAGGAACTTGAACCATGGCCATCCAGGCAGCCCGCATCAGCATCACCGGCATGAATTACCTGCTGCAGAACAACCCGCAAACGGTTGACCCTTTCAACCGGTACACCAAGGCCAAAAAGACGATCACGGCCAAGCGCATCAAAACCGAGGATGACTTGCTTGAGTTGGGCAACATCGAAACGGAAAGCAAGCTGTATTTCGATGACGAGCTGGGCGTGTATGTGCCCACCCGCTGGCTGACCGAGGCCATTTGCACCGGCGCGCATGCCGTCATCAAAGTGGGCCGGGGAAAGATGCGCGGCGGCGTGTTTGCCACATCAGACAAAGCCAAGCTGGCCTATGAAGACAGCGCGAAGGTGAAAACCATTGCCGATGTGGTGATGAACCCCAAATTTCGCCACCGCGCCATGCTGCCGCAGGGCCAGGTGCGGGTGGCCAAGGACTTTCCCATTTTCAAGGGCTGGTCGTTCAGCACCGTGGTGGAGTTTGACGACACGGTGGTGGACTTTGCGGGCCTGCGCAAAGTGGTGGAGCGCACCGCACAGTATGTGGGCTTTGGCGACTTTCGCCCCACCTTTGGCCGCGCCACTGCGGAGGTGGCCCATGTCTAAGCGCCGCGCATTCAAAGACTTGCTGCGCACGCTGGCCGATGCCGGGCTGCTGGAGTTTGGCAGCGTGATACCGCGTGACGTGGTGCACCAGGCGCTGGGCATTGCCATGCCCGCCATTGGCACGCGGGCGCAGTTTGAGGAACTGGCGCTGATGGAGCTGGCCGCCATTGACTACTGCCGCAGCCACCTGCTGGACGTTGGCAAATACCTGGCGGGCACCGGCACAGGATACCGGGTGCTGCTGCCCAGCGAGAACCAAAAGCAAATCGAGCTTTACATGAGCAGCGCCGACAAAAAGCTGGGCCGGGCGCTGAAGCTGTCCAAAAACAGCCCAGCCACCGCCGCACTGAACCACAACCAGGTGGAGGCGCGCATTCACATGAAGCGCCAACACACACGCCACCGCGCCGGGGCTGAATTGCGAACATAAAAGGCACCCGGCGCTTGTCTGTTTTCACTTGTTCACTATTGTTTTTTCATGCCAACACCTAGCACCACACCACGCACCATGCGAATGAAAAACGCCGGGGCCAACATGCCCGAGGTTCAAAGCGAAACGATCGAAGGCCAGGCCATTGCCGCCGCCCGTGCGGGAAAGGCCCTGGCCGATGCGTGCCCGTATCCGTTCGGCACCGAGGCGGGCCAGCACTTTGCCGCCGTGTGGTTTCTGCACACCGGCCCCGAAGCCAGCGTGAACACCCGCCCGCCTGCCCAGGTGCAGCGCCTGGCGGCTGATGACACGGAAGGGGGTGAGGCATGAGCGCACAGCACACACCGGGGCAGCTTTTGACTGCTGGCGATTATCCAAACGGCCAAACGTCCATTTGCACCCACACCGGGACAGGATGGCGCGAAGTGGCAAAGGCCAAGACCGAGGCAGACGCCCGCCGCTTGGTGGCTTGCTGGAACGCCTGCCTTGAGGTTCCGACTGAATTGCTTGAGAACTTGGCAGACGATGGCGCAACCATCGCACCCATATACCGCGACCTGATCGTGCAGCGCGACGAACTGCTGGCCGCTTTGAAAGTCATGTTGCGCGATTACGCCGCCGTTCACGACATTGGCGACCTTGAGCTGCAGCCCGCAATTTACCAAGCCCGCGCCGCCATCGCCAAAGCCGAGGCCGCCCAATGACCACAAACCCACCCAACACCGACGGCCTGGACATGGACGCCATACACCACCGCCGCAGCCCTGTGCTGCACACACCACGCCCCAACGCTGGCCGCAGCCTGCTGCCCATCACCCAGGCCGTGCTTGACGCGATACGCGCCCACCCTCGCGGTGTGTGCGCCACAGGCCTGGCTGCCATGCTGGAAAAGCTGCCCGATAACCTGGCCAAAACGCTGGGTAACCTGCGGCAGCAGGGGCACATTGTCAACATCAACCAGCCGGGCCAGCCTGCCCGCTGGGTGTGCAAAACCAGCCCATTGTTGGAAGAGGCGCGCACAGAGGCGCTGCTGGCCTACCGGGCCAAGATGGTCAGCAGCATGGGCGCCAAAGAGGCGGCAGCGGCCCGCGATGCCGCGCTGTCCAAACCCAACGGCGGGCGCAGCCAGGCGGCCAACAAAACACCCGAGCGCCTGGCCATTGAGGATTGCCTGGCACTGGCCGGGGCCAAGGGCCGCAGCCATGAGCAGATCACGCGCATGACCGGGCTTGACGACGACACCGTGGCGGGCGTGCTGCACAACCTGGTGGCAGCGCAGCGGGCCGACAGCGTGCTGGTGACAAACCACCGGCATTGGCGCCTGCTGAGCGCCGTGGCCAAAGAACAGGCCGAGCAGCAGCGCGCCCAGCGGTACACGCCCGTGCGCAACAGCACGGCCAGCGGCCTGTATGTGCCCATTGAGCTGCGCCCGTATGAAGGCCGCCCCGGCGCCATGGATGCTTTTGCACTGCCCAGCCGGGTGGGCAATGACCTGGTGCAGCCACGCGGCATCAAAGCCGGGTGCACCGGCCCGGCACCCAGCGTGCCCAATTCACGCGGCGCGCCGCGCATGGCGAAGTGAGGCGGGCGGCATGAACACCCACCTCACACGCTACCCCACCCCGTGGGCCAGTCACACACCCACTGCGCTGTGCAGCCCCCTGGCGCTGCGGCAGCCCGAGGCGCACGGCTTGCGCTTGACGCTGACCACCGGCGTGGAAATGCCCGCGCATGACCCCATGCGCCTGGCCATGGCGCACGCCGGGCTTATCACGCCTGCCGAGCTTGAGCGCCACTTGCGCCCACTGCGCCACAGCGCCGATCAGGCCCGGCTGGGGCGGTTGACTGAGGGCCAATGGCTGGTGCTTTGCACTGCCTTGAACGACGGCCGCGCCATTGAAAGCCAGGGCGTGGTGCGCGGGTTTGCGGCTGAGTTTGATGTGATACACGACGCGCTCACCGACATTGGCGAACGGGCCACCCAGCGCGAAGCCCGCCCATGGGTGCCCTGCGCCTGCCGCGCATCAGAGCTGGCGGCGGTGCGGGATTTGGTGCGCATCTACAGCTTTCAGATCAAAAACCTGAGCTTTGGCGAATACCAGGAAGCCCACCGCGTGGCTTTGGCCAGGGTGCGCAGCAGCGGCGGGGAAGTGAGCAACGCCCCACGGGCAGAAATGGCGGGGATTCAATGACCCCACTAATTGCTGAAATGTGCAAGCTGGTGCCAGATGCAGAGCTTTCTATGTGGTTTGACATTGGCAAAATTAAAACGGGTAGCATGGCCCCCATTTCAATCATTTGTGATACACCACTGCCGTTCGATAACTGCGCCGTTGTTGGGCTTGATGGAGAGCATAAATTTGCAATGGTTTTGCGTCAGTTTGACGACATGGTTTCTGTTGTTGCTCGCGTTTTGACTGTTCATGGATTTAAGAAACACCCTGAATTTACATATATAAGAAAGTCAGATGGATTTCGCGCCATTGGCATTGACGGAAAACAAATACCCAAAAGTTCAATTGAAGGAGTAATTGCCACAATTAGCTCATGGCTGCAAACCATGGCCCATGTGCAACCAGCTTATAAACCAACAGCCCGCCGGTCGTTCATCAACAGTAAGCGGGCAGCAAAAGGGCTTGCGCCGATTTTGTTTGACTGGCACACCGTGACGATAGAGCCGCCACCCGCCAAAAGCGAACACCAAGGCGGCACACACGCAAGCCCACGGCTTCACGACCGACGGGGACACTGGCGCAAGCACAGTAGTGGAAAAGTTGTTTGGGTGAAGAGCTGCAAAGTAGGCGATGCCAGCAAGGGCGTCGTCTTTAAAGACTATGAGGTGAAGGCATGACCCCACTGCTAGACCCCACCCAGGTGGCCGAGCTGCTGAAGTGCAGCGTGCGCACCGTGGAAGACCACGCCAGGGCGGGCACCCTGCCGGGCGTGAAGTTTGGCGACGGCTGGGTGTTTCCGTCTGACGCGCTGTTGCGGGCCGTGAACCGCATGGCCGAGGAAGAGGCCGCCCGGCGCAGCAAGCCCGCCACGGCCAAGGCCCGCCAGGTGAAGCCCACGCGGCCCAATTTGGCGCTGCTTCAGCCCAGCACATAAAGGCCACAGATGAACCAAAACATTACAGCGGAACGCTTAAAGCAGTTGGTCAGATACGAACCAAGTAACGGCAATTTTTACTGGCTGGTGCAGCGAGGCCCAAAAAGACCAGGAGACATTGCTGGCTCATTAACGAACCAAGGCTACAGACAGCTAGCACTTGACCGCCAATCATTTCGAGCCAACAGAATGGCGTTTCTTTACATAAACGGCGTCATGCCAACTGGCGTCATAGACCATATAAATGGAAATAGGAGTGATGACAGGTGGGAAAACTTACGCGAAGTAACGGCATCAATGAACAGCCAGAACATGAGGCATGCAACCAGAAAAAGCAAAAGTGGCGTGCTGGGTGTTTTCTTTTTGAAGCGAAAACAAAAATGGACTGCGAGATTGCGTCGCAAAGGCAAAGATTATTACATCGGCTTTTTGACACAATTGAGGAAGCGAACGATGCATATATTCAAAAGAAACGCCTCGTTCATGAGGGGTGCACCATTTAATAATTAAGACGCGCCGATAAATCCTCACCTCTGAGGGAAGCGTATCTAACCGCCATTTTTGTATCTGTCCATCCCATAATTCGGCAAATTTCTATTTCAGAAAAAACCCAGCGGCCATCAGGCTGACGAAGCTCAAACCATAAGCATGTGGCGTGGTGTCGAATGTCGTGCTCGGTGAAGTCGGCCAGCCCAGCATAGTCAAACAGCGTGGCGAAACGGGCCGACAGCCTGCCGGTGCAGCGGGCTTTGTCCTCGGGCGTGCCATCCCAAAACGGAAAGATGCGGCCCACGCGGTCGGCACAGGCCGCCGCCAGTGGGGCGCGCAGCTCGCGCACCAGCGGCACCACGCGGGGCTTGGCTTTGCCCCGTTCGCCTTTGGTGCCCTCCACATTCAGCACCCAGCGGGCCACATCCACTTGGTCGGCGCGCAGGCTGTAGGCCTCGCGCAAGCGCAGGCCGGTGTGCAAGATCAGCTCAAACAGCAGCGCCAGGGCGGGGTCTGCCGGGTATGCGCGCTCGCGGTCGGGCCGCTTGTGCCCTGCCAGCGCCTGGCGCACGGCGGCCAGCTCTTCAGGTGCCAGGCGGCGGTTGCGCTGCACGTCGGCGCGGGCGCCGGGCGTGGCGGCGTCGTATTGGCTGAAGCCACGCGGCATCAGGCGCAGCGCGTTGACCGGCGGCGCGCCGTCTTTGTGCTGCCGCCAGTGCCAATCAATGGCGCGGGCCAGGCTGCCGGTGCGTTTTCTGATGGTGCTGGGGGCCAGGGCCCCACCTTCTTTCATTTTGGCCACCCAGGCGTCTGCCCATGCGGCGGTGATGCCCGACAGCCGCAGGCCAGGCCACTCGGTGGGCAGCGTGCTGGCCAGCAGGGCCACGGTGGCTTGGTCGCTGGGGGCAATGGGTGCGGCGTTTTGGTAGGCCTCCAGCAGCCTGGCCAGGGTGGGGTCTGCGCCGCGCTTTTCGGCGCTGGCCATTTCGGATGGGACTATGCCCCGGTCTAGCAGGCCTTCCAGCTGGGCGGCATAGGCGCGGGCCTCAGCCTCGCTGCTGAACGTATCGAAGTAAGGTTTTGGCAGCAGCGCGTGGCGCACCCGTATTTGCCACCGGCTGCCGCGCTGTGTGATGGCGGCCATGCACTGCACTTTACACGCCACGAACACGGCTCGACGGATTAACCGGGCCGTCGAACGGTAGCATTGCTACCGCAGCCGGTAGCACGCTGGCGAACTGCGGCGCATTTTGAGCGCAAAAACACAAAAGCCCGCTGCAGTATTGCTAGCGGGCCTTGCTTGTGGGCTGTGCGGTGTGGGGTGGAGGCGCGACCCGGAGTCGAACCGGGCTAGACGGATTTGCAAGGCGTCTGCGTCAGATTTTCGCCTTATGAATCAACAGCTTGCAGCACTCCAAATTCGTGCTACCGCAATCGAACCCGTTTGTGTGGCTGACGGCGGCCAGGAAGCCCCCAACCCTGCGCAGCGTGCCGCGCTTGACCGTCAAGGCTTGGATTGTACGGGCCAGGCGTCAATCAGGGCTTGTCGGTCGTTGCTGAGGGCATCAGCGTGGCCTGCCACGCTTTCAAGCTGGCCTGTGCACTGCTCAAAAACGACGCTGAAGGCGGTTGCGCGGTCAAGGCAGGCAGCGTGGGAACCTTTGGCGGCGTGCAGGGCTGCGTCGGCGGCGTCTGACAGGCTGACAAGGGCAGTGCGCACGCCAGCAGCATCATGGGCCAGCGCTGCCGCACGGGCGGCATGTTGCTTGGCTGCGGCGTCGGCTTTGGCCTGAAGTCTGATAGTTTCCGCATGTGCTTTCTCCACTGCCCTAGCTTGGGCGGTTGCGTATTCAGTCTTGAGGTTGGCGATCTGCTCGCCCGTCACCATCGCGTTGAGCGTCCATCCTGCCCACAACGAGGCGGCGGCGAGCGCACCGTAGGACGCGAGGCGGGCAACAGAGATGTCAAAGATGCCCAGCATCAGTCGTACCTCTTGTGCGCAGATGCATCATCTGCGTCGGGTATTTCGTCAGTCCCCCTGCCTGCGCGGATAGCATCAGCAAGTTGCTGTTTGGCTGTGCGTGTTCTCATGCGGTTTTCGGCGGCGTCCAGTGTCTTGCGCAGCAGGTAGCGGCGATCCAAATCGCGGCGCTCACGTTGGTACTCATTCATGCCCATCCATCCTTGCGTTGAATCCACCGCTGATAAACGATGTAGCCCACCGCGCCCACGGCGACGATCAGCAGGATTGGCACCAGCCAGTCTTGCAAGTCATCCACGCCGCGCTTGAGGTAATTGATGCTGTTGACCGTTTCGGTGGCCGCAACGATGGCGGTTGAGCCGCCTGCCACCACACCGGCCCGATTGATGGTGCTGGCACTCATGGGCCTCTCTTCGTCAACGCGCTGGGGCATCGGCGCTGGTTCATCCTCTGGCTGTCGGGACAGATACATTGCAGCCTCTGCAGCACGGCGGCGGGTCAGCCCCGGCCACACCTTGCCACCGGCTTTATTCCAAAGGCCGAACGCTCTGGCCGCAGATTGAAAGTCACCCCGGTTGTGGGCCTTCAGCACAGAGGACTTGCGGAAGCCAGCCACACCTACGTTGAAAGAAAAAACGACACAAGCATCGAACTGCTCCTGCGACGGCGTGATGGTCATGGCCTGAAGAACGCCTTGCTCGTACTTGGCAAGCTCACGCTTCAGGCGCTCTTTCGCCTCGGCCAGCGTCATCTTGTCACCCATCTTCACGCCTTCAATAAAGCCGAAGCCTATTGTGGGGATTCCGATCGGGTCTAGGTAGGCATCACCCCTAAAGCCTTCAAAGTCCATGAGCAGGGAAATACCCCGTTGACTGGTTTTCATCAGTTGCCCCCGATCAGTTTTTGGAGATGCACCCCCAAACCACTCATGAACACCATCATCAGGGTGGCTGCGACAACACCAACGAGCTTGACGGCACCAGACATCTTCAGACTTTCAAAACGCTCGTCGCGCTTGACGCGGATGACATGATCCATGCGGTGCCCATCGAAGTCAGGCTCGCCCAAGTCGTTGCGTGGGAACGCTGTTTTCAGCCCGCCGATGGTGTGGCGCAGGTCGCGCACTTCCTCTTTCAGCGCGACGATTGCAGCCATGATTTCAGCGTTGGATGGGCCACCACCACTTGGGGCTGGGAAGTTGGACACCCCGCGAGTAAATTGACTGTTCTCAAAATCAGGCTGATTCATTGGCTTTCCTCCACAGTTCACTCAGGATGTACGGGCGCAGCCACACCCACGTTGCAGCAAAAGCCAAGGCCAATTCCCCACCAATGGCAGCGGGTGGAGGGCTGACAGACAGCATCATTGACGCGCACAAAAACACCCACAGCGCGGCGTTCCAGGCGGCAAAAACTCGCGCCCACTTTTCGTGGTATTGCTCACTCATGACGATGGTGATTTGAGTCACCGCAGACAGCAGGAGGACAACGCCCCATGCCTCTTCGCTCATGACGTTTGCCATGACTTTGTAGGTCGGGCGGTCAAACGTATCCCCCGCCCACAGCAGCATCGTTGCCCAAAGGAACTCGCCAATGGCAAGGCTCACTCGGGTAGCAACAAGGTCTGAATCCCATAGGGCTTTTGAAATTCCATGCATAAAGTTGTCAGTTCTGCTCATAACCACACCATTTCGATTTTTGTTTTCCTCACCTGTGGTTTTTGTCGTGTCAGATAGATCAAACCTTGCCGCCGATAGAAAACCGGCTATCGGTGGGCGCATCGGCCACGGGCGCGGCCACGGCGCGACGGAAGTACACATCCCACTTCGGGTCGAGTGCGTTGTAGCCGGGTGCTGGCTGGCCGTTGGCAATGAGCCAATCGCCCAGGCTGGCCTCATGCTGCCCTGTGGCGTGGCAAAACTCGGCCAGGGTTACGCCGGTTTCGGCCAGTTGCTTGGCAAGTGCGGCGGGGTCGTTGCTGTGGGTGGCCCACCATTGGCCCAAGGCGTTGGCAAGTTCAGTGTTCATCGGTAGCTTTCAGGTAGTTGAAGGTTGCGGAATTCGGCGTTGTATGCCTTGCGGCAGTGGTCGGGGTCAAACCAAAACAGCGTGTCAATGAGGGGGCGCAGCACAAAGCCCATGACCTTGCCCTGCCCTTCCATGCGCCACGCGGCGGCTGAAATGGTTTCGTCTGGTTGCCCATTGCCCAGCGTCAACACCACCCACGCCAACTGGTCGAGGGCTATGAGCAGGTTGAGCAGGCGGCGTTTCATGTTGGCCACACCAGCGCAGGCAGGTCAGGCTCAATGTCGGCATAGCCCGACGGCATTGGTCGGGCGCCAGCCTCCACCTCGGCCATGATCTGGTACAGAGCGGCCCAAGTGGCGTCGCGGGCAGTCACGCCGTATTGCCCTTCGGCTTGGAATTTTGGCACCTGACTGGTGGCATAAGTGCACAAACTCAAGATGCCGTCGTAATTGCCAGTTCGAGCAAAATCATCCAGCCTGCGCTGCGTGTCTTGTGTGATTTGCCAGATCAAAAGTTGTTTGTTCATTTAAGCCTCACGAGAACTGAATAGTTTTTGACACATGCGTGGTGCTTGACATGGCAGACACAAAAAGATAACCGCCCGAATATGCACACACTGTTTTGCTGAAGCCGGGGTCAATTGATGGAAGTATCAAAACATCTACCGTTGATGCAACTGAAATTTCACCCGCTGAGATAGATATCTTTTTTGCAACAAATTTAAAGTTTACGTTGTCAAAAAAGCAAACCACATAGCTTTCGTTATTTATCTGAGCAACAGACGGAATTGCCCCAGACCCCAAAGCAATCTCAGTGGAGAAAGTTTGACCAGCGCTGCCACCGGCCCCGCTGTCTTTTATCAGTCTGGAGTAAACAGACCCAGAAGACTCGTAGACCGCAGCTACCTGCCCAGTTCCACCAGTGGTGATGTTGCAATTGAAAACTTTTTGCACATTGGCACGCACCTCCGTCCCTACGGCGCCCGTAGCACCACCGCCGTCTGTGCAAATTGAATAAAGGCGGCCAGCCGTATATCCGCTGCCTGTTGTTTTGCAGATCGCCAAAACATTGGTCTTGCCCGCAGCAGAAACATCACTCGCCCAGCCGAAGTTATCGCCAACCATCATCGCATTTGAAAAAAGCGTGTAGTCGTTCGCAAACGTAATTGCTGTACCGGAGTAAGTTGCCGTTCGCAGGTAAAGCCTATCGTTGTCTTTTGATCTCGTCCATGTAAGAACAGCATCACTAACCACATGAATGTTGTTCCCGTGGGAATACGTTGGCGTGCTGTCACTGTAATTTGTCCCGGCAACCGACCCTGTTGATGACAAAAACATCAAATTGCTGTAAGAGCTGCTCAACCTGCCCAAAATTACAAAAGGCGAAGAATTAAATTTGCTTTTCCTTGATACTGCAAAATAAGTGCCGGTTAGGCCATATGGAGAAAAGTCATTTATTCCAACATACCATTGGAGTCGGTGATTGAATGCGTAATTGACCGGCGCAACGTATCCAGAACTATTTGACAGTGATTTAAACACCAAGAACCCATGTTCGTTTTGCACAGCGCAAAACGAACCCCCGCCACTTTGAAATGCCGCGTTTATTGGAGGGAATGGCTCCCACTGGTAAACAGGGTCTAGAGCCAGAGTCGCCCACGTTGGGGGTTGACCTGCGCCCTGCGACACGGGCACCTGACCCGAGGCGCCGTTGGTACCTCCCAATGTGAGCTTGGGGTCGGTCAGCGTTTTGTTGGTCAGCGTGGCGGCAGCGCTTCGCTCTGCTGTCAGGTCTTCGGTCGTGGCAATACCTGTCACCACGCCCGTCATGCCGTTGACGCTGGCGACAGGCCCACCGGCAATGGAGGCCAGGGCGCTGTTCACAGCCACGCGGTCTTCGGCTGTGGCTGTTGCATCCAGGCCGGTCTGCACACGGTCAGCAGCGGTGGCTGCGGCATCCAAACCTGTTTGCACACGATCGGCAGCCGTGGCTGTTGCATCCAGGCCGGTCTGCACACGGTCGGCAGCCGTGGCAATGCGGTCAGCCTCAGCAGCCAAGGCATCGGCCTCGGCTTCGTCTGCGTTGGCTTTGACGTTTGCAGCCACTGCGGCCACCTCGGTGGCGAAAGTCTGCTGCGCCACGCTCCACGGGTAGGCCCTGGCGTTGAAAGTAGACCGGTCGTTTGGGTCGGGTGCCGCAGGCAGCGCAGCGATGCTGGGTGGGGTGGTGGGCATATCAGATCAAACCTTTCACATTGATTTCGAGGGTGGCCGTGCCAAAGCTGTCGTAGCGCATGGACGCTGACCCGAGGCCGAAGGTGTTGAGGCCCCTGAAACCGGGGCTGTCCGTGGCAATGAATGCCACGGGAACGTCCAGCACCGACTGCACCTGTTGCAGCACGGCGTCGGCTTGGTCGCGGGGCAGTGCCACGTTGCAGCGCAAGTTGGTGGCGGCGTGGCGGCGCACGATGGTGGTGGTGCCGTCGTCGTTGGTCTTGATGTACGAATAGGTGATGGGCTCGGCCTGTGCGCCGTACACCGTTCCGCCCCACTGCCCTGCACCGGCAAGGCTGGCGTAGTCGCCACAAACGATCAGGCCCACGCCCACGGGCTGGCCGGTGGCGGCGGTGATGGTGATGGTGATTTCGGCGTTGGGCCGGATGGGCAGGTCGGTGACCACCACTTTGTTGATTGTGCGAACTGCGCCGAAAAGGTACTCGTACCAGCCCAGCGGGTCTTCGGTCAAAAAGCCCGTGCGCGTCAGCAGCGTGGTGCCGCCGGGGGCGTCTTTCAGGGTGACGGTGTATTGCGACCCCGTCAAACCGTACAGCGCCACGGCGTTGAAGTAACCCGGCGTCAGCACATAGGTGAGGGATGTGACCGTGCTGGCTGCGGTGCTGGTGTAGGTGTCAAAAGGTGCCCAGCGGTCGGCGGGGCCAATGTCTACCCAGCGGGTGGGGTCGTTCTCGGGCAGGGGGCTGGCGGCGCTTGTGTGCGCGGCTGCACAGCGGTACTTGCGGTGCGTGGTGGCGCGTATGCGCACATCGCCCACCGCGTAGGCCACGCTGCTGCCACTCCACGCGGTTTCAGCCGCTGATGGCTCGGCAATGGATGTGCCCGCGCCGATCATGGCGGCGGTGATGGTGATGGGGCTGATGATGTTCATGCGACTGCTTGGCTGCGCATTGCAGAGCCACCTTCCGTTACGTTGTCGAGCGTTTCAGCGGTGCGGCGCTGGTACACGTTGCCGTCGTTGACTATTGATTGCAGGCGTTGCACTTCAGCGGTCAGCCCTTCCACCAGACGCTCCAGGCGTTCGTTGCCGCTGCTGCCGGTGAGCGCCTGCTGCATTTGCTGGGCGTTCCAGATGCGGCTGGGGCCGGTGGCTTCCAGCTCGGGGCCGTTTTCACCAACGAGGCGCAGGCCACCCATGTGGAAGCCGCCAGCGGCAAAGCGGGGGTAGATGTTTTCGCCGTTGGCTTTGCCTGCCGCGATGATGCTGTCTACAAGCGCTTGGCCCTGCAAACCGCTGTTGGCCCAGTATTCCAAGCCTGCCTCTTTCGGTGCCCGCCCAAACCATTGTTGGAATGTGGAGTTAACCAATTGCTCGTTGACGTTGGCACCGGGGATAGCGCCCACGGTCGGGTATGGGTTGGCACCTGGTGCGGGGTTGGCACCGGGCCTTGTGGGGGTTACCGCCTTTTCAGCCAGCACGGCTTTGGCAAGCTCGGCCACGGCATCGGCCACCGACAACACGCTGGTGTTGATGCCGCGCAGTTCGTCGATTTGGTCTTTGGCGGCTTGCAGGGTGTCGTCCAGCGCGGCGAGGGCGTCTTCAGCGGCCTCAAGCTGCTGTTCGGCAATGGTGAGTTGCACGCCGCCAATGTCTTGCAGGTCTTTGAGTTCGTTTGCCAGAACGAGCCGCTGGAAGTCAGCCTCGGCTTGGCTTGCGTACACCTGTGCGTCCAGCCCGCTGCGGGCGGCTGAAATGGCTTCCGACAGATCGGCCCCATCGGGCAGGCCGGTACCCGCTCGTGCGCCTGCCAGTGCCTGTGTGATGAATGCGCGGCCCTGTTGTGCTTGGAACTTGGCGGCGCTTTCAACCGTGCCAAACAGGTCGCGCACGTTGGTTTTTAGCGTGTCGAACACGCCCTGCACTTCGGAAACCAGCGTTTGCGCGGCGTTGCGCTGGGTGTCCAGCACTTTGCGCTGGGCCGCAACGGCACGCTCAAGCGCGGCGTAGGCTGCGTCGGTGTTTTGGCGGGCGTCTTGCAGTGCCCAGATGCGCTCTTGCAGGGCGCGGTTGCTGGCGTCCAGCTTCTCAAGCTCCATTGCCCGCAGGGCGGTGGTGGCTCCGGTGAGTTGCAGGTATTGCTGCTCAAGCCCTTTGCGTTCGTCGGCCACGCGCTTGGCTTCGGTGAGGGCGTCGATTTGGTCGCGCAGGGTCTGGTTGTAGTCGTACAGGGCAAGCTGCGCGGCGTTGTAACCCTCGGTTTCAATGGCACGCAGGGCTGCAGCTGCTTCGGCGTCTTTGCCTTGGGCGCGCAGCAGCTCCACGCCCAGGTTGGCGCGGGCTTCCAGCAGCGCATCGGTGATCTGCTGGGCAAGGTCTGCCACGGTGGTGTCAACCACAGGGGTGTCGGTGCCGGTGTTGCCGTAGGGCGTGGGCGTGGCTGGGGTGGCTGCGCTGGTGACGCCTTTGCTCAACTCGCGGATGATTTGCGAGATGATTTGCTGCTGTTCGGCGGTGTAGTTTGCTGCGAAGTCTTCCTGGCTGATGGTGAGGAAGTCGCTTGCGTTGCCGATGCCGTATTTGTCGGTGGCTTTGTATTGCTGGAAAAGCCGGTCAACGTTGAACGCATCGGCGGCGCTTTGGTCGCGGGTGGCAAGGATGCTTGCCCATGCGTCTTGCATTTGGTCGGCTGCGGCGCTGGCGGCATCGGCCACGTTGGCAAACGCTGGGGCCACTTGCAAAAGCGCCGTGTAGGTGTTGCGTCCAGCCTCGGTGGTGAGGTCTTGGGCCTCCACCAAGCTGCGGAATGCGTCTTTGGTGGCGGGCACTGCCAAGCCAAGATCAGCAAACGTGCTGGCAAGCTGCGTGGCGGTGTTGGCTGTGCGCTCGGCTTCTGTGTAATACGTTTGGTAGTAGCTGGACAGGCTGGTGCCTAATGCCTCAAACCCACCGGCTGCGGTAGCCAGCGCGGCAGCTGCGTCAAAGCCGATGGTTGCCAGTTGCTCCAGGCCCATTGCGTCGAAGGCGGCGCGGAGTTGGTTGACGCCGGTTACCTGGGCATCGATGGTTTGCAGCAGGGCTGCGGCGGCTTCGGCTGTCAGCCCCTCGGCGTCTACGTCTTGCACCAGTGCCTTGATGGCCTCGGGCACATCGGTGGCGGCTTGCAATGCCTGCACGGTGGCTTGCTGAAGGTCGAGCGCAAAATTCTTCAGGGCGGTTTCTGCGTCTGGGCTTTGTGTGCTGGTTTTCTCAAACAGGGTGCCCGCGTAGTTGTCGCCCGCGCCGCTTTCGCCAAAGGCCACGCCGTTGCTGAGGGTGCCGCCTGCGAACACGCCGCCCCTGCCCTTGCCTGATGTTTCAAGGCCCGCTTGAAAGCCCACCAGGGCTGCGCTGCTGCCTGCGGCTTTGAGCAGGTTGTTGATGCTCTGCACGGTGCCCTGAATAGCACCCTGCACCTGTGCCTCGGCCAGGGTGTTGGCACCTTCCAGGCGGTTGACGCCCAGGGTGGCGTTTTCAACTTCGGTACCCCGGCGGTTGTTGACCAGACCGTCGCCAAAGTTGTAGCCATACTGCCCGCCCCATCGGCTTTCGCCGCCTGTGCTGCCAATGAGGGCCGACAGTGCGCCCAGACCGAGTGCGATGGGGCCAAGTGCGCCAGCCAGGGTGCCCAGCCCTGCGGCTGCAGTGCCGACGCTGCCGCCTGTGAGCAAGGTGGTGAAACCGGCTGACACCGCTTCCGTAAACCCGCCGCCGATCAACGCGCCAAAGCCTGCCGCGCCGCCCGCGCCAAATGCGCTGCTGAAGCTGGCAAGTGAACCGATGCTGCTGAGTGCGCTGGTGCCTGCGTTGGCCGCACCTGTCAGCCCGAGTGAGCCAGTGATGGCACCAGCCACGGGGTTGACCACTGCGCTGATGACGGGGCGCAGCACCAGGGTTTTGAACATGTTGACCAGCGTGTCGCGCAGGTTGCGGGCGAAGTCTTTGCCGGACTCGAACCCGCGCATGAGCGCATCGGTGAGGCTTTGTTCGATTTGCTGGCTGGCTTTTTGCCAAGCTTCTTGAGCCTTGTCGGCGGCTTTTGTGGCCTCTTTGCCTGCGTCAACGGCGGCCTCTTTGCCTGCCTTTTCGCGCATGGCGGCCACCAGTTGCTTGCGCAGGGCAATTTCTTGCTCCAGAAGTTGGATTTGCACCGCCGATGCGTCGGCGTTTTGCAGCATGATGAGCTGGATTTCCTTGTCGGCAATGACCTGCTCGGCCTTGACGGCGGTCAACTCTGCCTGGGCCGCAGTGCTGAGACCCAGCAGGTCAATCTCGTTGCGCATGGCATCCAGCTTGTCAATCAGCCCGGCGGTGGAGGCTGCCTGCGCAGCCTCGTTGGCGTCAGCCAGCTTCAATGCTCCAGCGCGGGCAGAGGCGTAGGCTTTTTCGCGGGCCTCTGCCTCGTCATCCCAGCCTTTGATCAGGTCAAGGGTGTAGCGCCTGCGCCATGCCAGCTCTGCGTCAGCGGCCTTTTTTGCTTCTGACTCCGAGCCCTTGGCGGCCTTTGCCACTTCGCCGTGCTTCAGGGCCAGCTCTGTGAGCCGAGCCACGGCCTCTTTTTCACTGATATAGCCTTTGGCTTGCAGCTCTTGGATGGTGGTCAGGTCGGCTTGATACTTTGCGAAGTCGCCTTTGAAGCCACTCAGGCGCGTGCGCAAATCGTCGTAGCTGGCGGCCAGCCGGGTGTTTTCGGCCACCTGGGCACGGGCCAGGGCAGTGTCGCCACTGCCCACGCTGCCCGCTGGTGCTTTTTTTGAATCCAGCGCGCCCAGCTCGGCGCGCAGTTTTTGTATTTGGCTGGTGCGGTCGGCAATGGCTTTGTTGATGGCCGTGGTGATTTCTGGCCGGGCCTGCATACGGGCCAGGCTTTCACCGGCCTTGACGTTGGCCTCTTCAAGGTCTGCAATGGTTTTGCGGATGCCTTCCTGAGTGCCCTTGAAATAGGACTCGTAGCCCGCCGCTGCGCCAATGACTGTGCCAATGCCCATCAGCGCCAAAGTGGCTGGGTTCAAGCCGCTGACCACAACCTTGAGCGCGGCCACGGCACCGGCAACGCCGCCCACGCCCGTGGCAACCCCGCCCAAGGCGGTGGCGGTGCGGGCCAGCCCAGCGGCAACCCCCGCACCGGCCAGCAAGCCCAGCGTGGTTTTGATGGCGGCCTCGTTGTTGGAAAACGCTTTGCCAGCCGATTCAATGCCACCCGCCAGGCCAGACATGGCTTGCGCCAGCGTGCTGCTGGCACCGCTGGCTTTGTCGAATTCGCCCACGGCTTTGACGGTTGCGTTTTCAAGCTGGACATAGGCCTGCCCCACACTTAAAACCGCACCCTGCACTTCGCCGCGCAGCACAGCCGCTTGGCCCTCCAAGGCTTTGATGACTTGCTCTGCGGTGATCTGCCCGGCTGCGCCCATTTCGCGCAGCTTGCCGGTGGAAACCCCAAGCCCATCAGCCAAAGCTTTGGCCAGGCGGGGAGTTTGCTCCATGACAGAGTTGAGCTCTTCCCCGCGCAGCGTGCCACTGGCCAGGCCCTGGCCCAACTGCGTCAGGGCCGCCTGCATGCCTTGAGCACTGCCACCGGAAACCGTCATGGCATTGCCAATGGCCTCGGTGACCGTCAGCAAACGGGCTTGGCTGACCCCCAGTTCTTGCCCTGCCCGGCTGATGGCGGCGAAGGTGCCGCCCAGCTCGGTGAAGCTGACGCGGCTGCGCTGGGCAATGTCAAACAGTGCGCTGTAGGCCTGGCCCGCTGCCTGTGTGCTGCCAGTGGCAAGGCGAAGCTGGTTGTTAAGAGTGGTAACCGCGTCGGCTGCCTTGACGGCCGAACCAACCGTGCCATTGAAAACAGTTGGCAAGGCCAGCAACGCGGTGCCGTAATGCCCGACTTTGGCAAGCCCAGAGTTGAGGCGGTCAAGCCCTTGCTCTACGCCAGCCAAAGACCCCCGCACCTGGTCAGCGCCCTCAACAGCAAGGCGAATGCCGACTTTCGTATCAGCCATGGCAAGCGCCTTGTGGTTGGTTTACAGTTGCCAGCACCATGGAAACCATCTTTGTCATTCTGTTCACCGTGTTGATCGTGGGCATCCCTTTCGGGCTTGCTCGATGGTTTTTGCGTGCGCTGATTGGCCTTCTTCGGCTAGGCCGCTGATTCGGTCTCGCCATTGGCTGCCGCCCATGCGGCAAGGGTTGCGACTTCGCAGGCCTGGAAGCACTCAAACCACTCGCGCCGGTGCACTTTGTTTTGCGGCCCGCACTCTTGCAGCCAAGCGCGAACGCCCGCGTAATCAAGCCCCGTGAGACCGCCCATGCAGCCTGTGCGCCACTGCGTTTGAATGGCCTGCCAGCCGTCGAAGATGGGCAGGCATTCGGGCCAAATCCAAACCGTGTCCTGCACAGCCTCTGCCCTTTTGCCGGTTTTCCCGAGGGCGGCTTCAAATGGGTTTGCAGACTTGGCATGCTGGCTTTTGGCTTTGGATTCAGCGGCTTGGTGCAGGGCTATTTCACGGGCGGCGTCGCTCAGTTTTTTGCGCGTGCATCCTTTGCGGTGCTGCCGTCTTTGATGCCAAGCGCCGTGATGTATTCGCCCTGAATGACGGACAGCGCCTGGAACATGCCCAGCACAAGCTGCAAGCCTTCGCGGCTGAATTCGGCGGGCTGGCCGGTTTCATCGTCCACCACCAGGGTTTGCTCGGCCCAGCCGGTGATGTTGTTCAGCAGCAGTTGCTCGGCCAGCTCCACGGCGGTTTTGGTCGCGTTGTCTTCGCCTTCAAACTGCTCGCGCCACTGCTCTGAGCTGAGGCGTTTGCCCGTAAGGCGAAGTTTGAATGTCTTGTCTTTGTCGCCGTCCCGCGCTTTGAGGGCAACTGGGAATTCAACGAAATTGCCGATGCGAAGCTGTAATGCCATGGTGAGTGCCTGTTCAATGAAAGCGGCCTGTGTGGTGAAGGTGGGTGCGGCGCGCGCCACAGGCCGCAACGCTGGCAGCCGGGAAGCCCCAGCCGCTGCCGCACCCGAAACGCTTATGCGTAGGTCGTGTACTGGCCCTGAATGGCGAACGTGACGGGCACCTGGATGACCTGGCCAGACTGGATGCTGGGGGCCTTGGATGCGCTGATGTAGCCGTAGGCATACACCGCAGCGCTGTCGGACAGCACCATTTTGAAAGCCACCAATGTGCGGCTCATCGTGGCATCCAGCATGGCCTGGTAGGCGGCAGAGCCAGCATCGAACACCATCGTCATGTTCACGGTGCCAGGCGTGAAACCGGTGGGGATTTTTTGGGCGTAGCGGCTGGAGACCAGGCGGAGGTCGATGAATTCCTGCTGGTTGCCGTCAGCACCGATGGTGATGACCTCGGGGATTTCAATCCAGCCAGACACTTTTTTCAGTGTGCCGACGCCAGCGCCGGGTGCATAGAAGTTGGTGTTGGTGGCGTTCAGGCCGGTGAGGGCCACGGTGTCGGCTGACAGTTGGTCGGCGCGGTAAATGCCTTTGCTGGCATCCTCCCAGCCACCGACGTACAACAGTTCGTCACCATCCACAAAGCCGTGTGCAACAGAAGTTGCAACAGCGGGGCTTGCATTGGTGGCGGCGGTGATGTTTTTGGCTGCGCCAAAGGTGGGGGAAAAGTAAAACTTGCTGCCTTCTGCGGTGAGTGCCATGGTGGGATCCGTTTGCGCTCAAAGCGCGTTGATGGTTGAAAACTGGGTAACGTTAAAAACGAGAGTGGCGCAGGCGGTTTGCTCGCCATCCACATCAAAGTCGTAGGCAATGCCTTCGGGTTCAATGCGTTTGACGGCCCCTGCCAGCGTGGCGTCGGCCATGAGGCGGGCGTAGGCGGCTTGAATGAGCGCGTCCACGGCCACATCGGGCGCGGTTTGGGTGGTGGTTTTGGCGTAGCACTCCACAGCAATGCGGCACACCCATTGCAGGGGGCCACCCATGGTGCGGGTGGCTACCTCTGCGCTTTGTGGCCGCACCACCACGGCTGTGGTGGTGTTGGCAGCCAATGGGCGCAGGCGTACGCGGGCCACTTGCGGGGCCACTGCGGGCGCCTGGGCAAGGGCGGCCACGATGGCGCCGGTGGCGGCGGCGAGCAGGGTGGTCATGCCGCCGCCTCCAACACCAGGCGGGTGATGCCGGTGCCGTCGGGCTGGTGCTCGGCCACTGTGTAGCCCTGCCCTGCCACCACCACCGCCAGGCCGATGGGGTCGGCGGGTACCAGGGCGGTTTGCAGGGTGTAGGTGGGCTGCACGGTGGCCATGCCCAGCATGCCCACTTGGCCCAGGGCGTGGCCGTTGTCGAACACGCCCACCACGGCGCTGCCAGCCAGGGTGGCGGGCACCCCGAAGTCGGCAAAAAAGGCGGTGAGGTCTTCGGCAAACATGGCGGCAGCCTGGGTGCTGTGGGCTTGCGGGGTTGCGCTTAGGCCGTCAGGGCGTCAACCATGGTGGCGAAGCTGACGGTATTGCGCAGGGCAACGTCCACGTCTTGCAATGCCACCACGCGCACGGTGCCAGCGCTGGAGCCGGTGTAGGGGTCAACCATGAGGTCGAGGCCGCCCCACATGCCCACCACCAGGTCGCTGAAGTTGCCAAAAATGATGGCTGAGCACACGGCGCCCGAGCTGCCTTTGACCAGGTTGGATGGCACGGCGTTGGTGACGGCTGCGCCGTAACCATTCAGCGGGGTGCTGCCTGCGTCCCACACAAAGCCGTTTTGACCGGACACTTTGCTGGTGGTTTTGAGCTTGCCGCGCACTTTGGCGTTGGTGAGGTAGGACAAGCTGCCCACATCGGCGTTGGCGGTGGCGACGTCAGATTCCAGCTCAACAATGTGCGCCCAGGTGGGGGCCAGGCCGTCGGTGCCACCTACTACGCTGGGGGTAACCAGTGTGAGGATGCCGCTTGGCTGGTTGCTTGCGCCGCTGCCTGAAATGGCTGCCTGCTGGATGGCTTGGCCCAGGGTGGCGGCCAGGTCGCCTTGCACCATGGCCTCGACGTCGATGCTGGATTGCAGCATGAGGCGGCGGCTGAAGTCGGTATAAGCGCCCACGGTTTTGGGCGACAACGTTACCTGTGCCAGGGTTTGCTGGCTTTCGGTGGGTGCGGAGTTTTCAGCCACCCAGTAGGCCGTTGCGCCTGCGGACATTTTGGGGATGGCCACGTTGCCCACCAGGCCGGTGAGGTACTGGGTGCCCATGCCGTTGATGACCATGGCGTTGCGCAAGGCGTCGATGAAGCTGCCGCCCAGCACGTCGGTGCTGACGGTGAAGCCACCGGCGTTGTTGGTGTCAGCGGTCAGGTCGCGGTGCTGCACTTCAAACGGCACCATGAAGCCACGGGATTGTTTGCCCAGCTTGGCCGATGCGGCTTCGCTGCACTCGCGTTCAAACGCTGCGGCGCGTTGTGCGGCTGCGTCGCCTGGGTTGGCCAGGGCGTTGATGGCGCGCATGAAACTGTAGCGGCGCACTTCTTTTTTGTCCATGCCAATGTCTGCCGTGGGCAGGGGCTTGCTGGCCATTTTTTCCAGGGCTTCGCGCTGGAATTGCTCGACGGTGAGGCCGCGCTGGATGGCGCTCATGGCCATTTCGGCGCCACCGGGGATGGTGGCGGCCACTTTGGAAATTTCGGCGGCGTGGTTGCGCTCGGCCGTGGTGATGACGGATTCAGTCATGGCGGGGGTGCTTTCAATGGGGGTGGGTGTGGAAACGGAAACGGCGGTGGTGCCGGTGGCATGGCTGCGGCCCAGGCCGACGGTGGGGTCGGCAGGGATGCTTACCAGGCTGACTTCGTAGGGCTCCCAGTCGGTGACGCGGTAGGTTTCCAGCCCGTCGCGTGTTTCGACCAGTTGCGCCTGGTGGATGAGGTAGCCCACGGACACGTTGCGGCGAATGCCGTCAAGCACGTCTTGGAACACCTCTTCTGCCCGTGCGCTTTTCCCAAAGCGCACCACCGCGCGGCCGACACGGTCGGCGCCGATTTCGACAGATTCGATGACGCCCACTACGTCGCGGGCGTCGTGGTCGCACAGCAGGTTGGCACCGGCGCGCAGGCGGCCCTGGCGCATGGCGGTGGCTGTGCAATCCAAAATTTCAATGCCCCAGTGGCGCTCGTAGGGGTACTCGCTGGCGAAGGCCAGGGTGGCGGTGCGGGCGGCCACGTCAACGGCGGCGCGCTCGACTTGCAAGGCGCGCTCGGTGCGGCCACCGGGCAGGGCGCGGGCCAGGCCCTCGGGCATGGCGGCTGGTGTGGGGGTGGCTGGTGTGCTCATGGGGGTGGATTGCACCCGGCACGCACCCCCGCAAACAAGGCAAGCGGCGGGGGTGGTGCGCGCGAAAACACAAAAAAAACCCGCCGCAGTTGCCTGGGGCGGGTTTGGGGTGGCGCGGGGCCTGTGTGGGGCTTGGGCGGTGGCCGTGCTGTGCTTTAAGCGCCGGTGGTGGCGGTGGCCTGGCCGCCGCCCACTGCGCCGGGCAGTGCGTCGTACGCGGGCAGGGTGATGCCGTAACTGGCGGCCAGCTCTTGCGCGGCTTTGATGCTGGCCAGCACGTCGTCGAAGTCGTAGCCCATGCTGGCGGCCAGGTCTTGCGGGGCCATGAGGCCTGCGCGCACTTTGAGGATGTTGGCCTCGGTGTCGGCTTTGGGGTCTACCCAGTCCCACCGGCGGGGCTGCCACTCGTGGCGGGCAAATTTGTCGGCCTTGGCGGCGGGCAGTGCGCTGCCGTTTGGCATGGTGATGGCGCCCATGAGCAGGGCGGCTTGCAGCCAGTTTTGGAAGATGGGCTCCAGCACGCTGGCAATGAGCCAGGCTTGGTCTGCCATCCAGCGGTCGCGCTCTTCGAGGGTGCCGCTGCGGATGCTGCTGAAGCTCACGCCCTCAAGGTCATTGGCCAAGCTGTGGTAGGCCACGCCCCAGCCGCTGGCAATGCGTTGCAGGGTGGTTTTGACGAAGGGGCCGAAGTTTTGCTCGGGGTACTTGCTTTCGTGCGGCGTGAAGGTGACGCCTGCGGGCAGGGTGTCGTAAGTGCCGGGCTGGCTGGTGGTGATGGCCTCGCCGGTGGTGGCGTCTTCAGCGCCCAGGGGGCTTTGGCCGTCGGGCGTGGTGAAAAACCCGTAGTGGTTGGCGCCGTGTTCTGCGGCCAGCAAGGCCGAGAGCTTGAAGTTGCCCAGGTGGTGCAGGCTGAGCATGCCGGGGGCCATCCAGGGCACGCCGCGCAGTTGGTCGGGGCGGTCGGGCCGGTAGGCGTGGATGAGGTCGGCCATGGGCACGCGGGTGCGCTGGCGGCTGCTGTGTTCGCCGTCGTTGGGGTGGGCGGTGAAGATGTGCAGGGCCACGGGGCGGCGGTAGTCGTTCACCTCCACGCCCATGACCACGGTGTTTTGGCCGTGGCGGCCGCAGTAGGTGGTGTCGATGCGGTCAACGTCGATGGCCTGGATGGCGAAGCCGAAGCGGTTGCCTGCGGTGCTGCCGCGCACCATGCGCAGCAGAAACTCGCCATCGCTGGGCAGGCCGCCCACGGCGGTGCGCAGCATGTCGACAAAGTGCTGGCGGCCGGTGGCGTCGGCCACGGCTTGCCATTGCTTCCAGGCGGCCTCGATGGCTTGGCTGGCCAGGCGGTCGGGCTGGCCTTTGGCTTCGGTGACGCGGCTTTGCAGGCGTATGCCGTCGGGGCCCACGATGTTGTCTTGGCACACGCGCACGAATTTGCGGGCGTAGTCGTTGTTTTGCGCCAGATCGCGGCCACGGGCGCGCAGGCGGTCTAGGTCAGAGCGCAGCTCTTGGTTGATGCTTTGGGTGGTGGCCAGCCAGTCGGCGGTGAGCCGGTCAATGCGGGCGGCGGCGAAGCGGCGCACCTGGGGGGCGGTGGTGGGTGCGGGGTTTGACAGCCAGGCGGCGGCGCGTTTGAAGATGTTGGCCATGGGCTGGGTGGTGTGGGGTGGCGGTGGGGCTTATGCGCCGAAGCGCACGGCGATGCGGCCACGGGGGGCCAGGCCTGCGGCGGCGCGCTGGGCGTTGGCCTGGCGGCCCACTTCCATGCGGTAACGGTCGCGCAGGGCCAGCAGCTCGGGGATGCTGTGGCGCTTTAAGCGGCGGCCTGCAATTTCATATTCGGCGGCGGCCAGGTTGGCGGCGTTTTCCAGGTAGGCCTCGATGGCTTCAAGGGCTTTTTGGGCGTGGCTGCGGGCGTCGGTGGCCACGCCGAAGGCGGGCAGCACTTGCAGGCGGCCTGCCCCTACGGTGAACACTTCACCGGCCAGGGCCACTTGGGCGCGCCAGTCGTACCAGCCGGGGGCCCAGGTGGCTGTGGTGGTGGCGGGGATGTTGACCAGGTGGGCGTCACCATCAGCCGTGGCGGTGGCGGTGTAGCGCTGGGCGGCGTTGACCAGGGTGTAAGTGAGGGCCCAGCCCGCGCTGGCCGGGTAGCTGGCCAGGGTGCGCTGCCATTTGGCGGTATCGCCTGCGGGCAGGGTGGCGGGCTCGGTGGTGGGAATGGGGGCGCTCATGGGCGGGGATTGCACCGCCCGCGCACCCCCGCTGGCAAGGCAAGGGGCGGGGGTGGTTGGGTCACTTCCAGCCCAGGGCGCGCTCCACCTGGCTGGTGGTGCATGACTGTTGGCGGGCGATGGCGCCCACGCGCATGCCTTGGGCGTAGGCGGCGCGGATGGCGCGGGTGCGCTGGCTGATGCTGTCGCCCAGGCGCTTGCTGATGTATGGGCGCTCGCCGCCCCAGTTGGCTCGGGCCAGGCGGTCGGCGTCGGTCAGCAGGGTGGCCACGGTGTCGGCGTCCATGCGGGGCGCGGCTTTGGCCAGCAGGGTGGCCACGGTGGCCAGAATGTCTTGCACCACGTCTTCGGCGCTGGGCTGGGGCATGGCCAGGCCGGGGCCGGTGGTGCTTTGGCCGGTGAACAGGGGGGCGGCTGGTGTGCTTTTGGTGCGGTGGGTGGTGATGCTCATGGGCGGCGGGCTTGTTTGTTACCAGGCGGGGCGGCTGGGGGCGGAAATCAAGGAGCGGCCCAAGTTTATTCAGATAACGGAACTAGTGCTGGTTGGGATTTAGGTGAAAATGTCCATT